TTTCTTTTGTTCAAGAGAAATTATCTAACAAAATTAAGAATAATAAAAAAAGTTTTACTAAGAATGATATTATTGAATTACAAAAAGATATTTTACCTGTTATAAAATTAACATATAGTAAAGTAAATTTCGAATTATTAACTGATATTTTTGATCGATTTTTTACACCCCAATATGTTTTTTCTGATAAATTATCTTTTGATAATGGAAATAACTGTTTTAGAAAATGGGATCATACTTTCACAATTGATGAAATTGATACTAAAGAAATTAAAATTCCTAAGAGTAAATTAAAATTAGAAAAACACTTTCAAAAATGTTTCCACACACCACAACCTGAACAAAGAAGTGCAGGTTGGTATAAATACAGAGAATCTAGAATTACTGCTTCTGACACAGCAACTGCTCTAGATTTAAATCCGTATGAACCAGTTGAACATTTTATCGTTAAGAAAATTGATCGTGATAGAATTCCATTTATTGATGGTATTTTTGTTTTTCATGGTAGAAAATATGAACCTATTGCTACCTTTATATATGAACACATATATAATAATAAAGTAACTGAATTTGGTTGTCTTCCTAGTGAATCTTTTAAGATACTCGGGGCATCTCCAGATGGAATTTGTTCTAAGTCTACTTTAGATGGAAAATTTAGTGAAAGATTAGGTGTAATGCTTGAAATTAAATGTCCTGCTATCAGAAAAATAAAAACAAAAGGAATGATAGCAGGTCAAATATGTCCTTTTTATTATTGGTGTCAGGTTCAACAGCAATTAGAATGTTGTAATTTTGAAACTTGTGATTTCTGGCAAGTCAGTATTAAAGAATATGATTCAAGAGAAAAATATTTAAATGATCTAAATTTAGATACAGTTTTAACGGAAGGTGATAAATCTAAAAGAGAACCAATTGATCCTAAAATCTGTAAAGGCTGTATAATTCAGCTTTTACCAAAAGGGTATGAACCACGGTTTGAAGAAGATAAACCAGAGTATACTGGTTATCATTTATATCCAGATAGATTAGATTTAACTATAGAACAATATGATAAATGGGCAATTAATACTATTTCAACATGGCAAACAAAAAGTCCTGAGTTAGCAGAAAAGTTTTATTTTGATAAAATAATCTACTGGTATGTTCCAAATGCACATAATGTAGAGATAAAAAGAGATCGTGTATGGATGAATCATGTTTTTCCAATATTAGAGAAAACATGGCAACAAGTTGAGTATTATAAATTACATCCAGATGAACTGGATAGACTTTATGATATTGGTATGAAAAGAAAAAAATTTTATAGATTAAAAACTACATTTGAAATAAATAATAACTTGATTGATAAAAATATATTATTTCTGGATGATGTACCTTTAGATAATCCTAATGAAGAATCTCCTAATACCGACTGTGATTTTCTAGATGATGATGACGAACCTGTAAAAATTACAAAAAAAGTAAAGAAAAAAGCTAAATCAAAGTTTAAAAAAAGTAAATTTAAAAAGAAAATTAATGTAGATGAAGCATGTGGTTTTTTAGATTAACTACACAACAATATTTTTTTTATTATGATAATGACAATTAATTCTATTGCATTTTTGTCCTTTTCTTTTACCTGTTTTTAAAATAATCTGACAACATTGTTTTTTATGTCTTTTACAATTAATTTTACCACATTTTTTCCCTTTATTTTTTCCTGATTTTAATATTGCATTACATTTTATTCCATTATTTTCTTCTTTTTTTTTATGTGTTTTTAATATTGGATTTTTAGTAACTGTTAAACAATATGGACATTTTATAAAACTTTTTTTTCTAATATCTAAACAACATGAATGATAATTATGTTTGCATTTAAGTTTAACACTTTTTTCGTTATCTTTAATAGGAAAGTGACAAATATAACAAGTTCTATCATCCTCATCATTTTTTCTATTTTTCATACCCATAACTATCTTAAGAATAGAATCATAATCCATTATTAATAAAAATATCTTTTTTTTAAATATTAAAATGTTTCTAAAAAAAATTGAATTAACAATACTATTTTATTTCCATCATTTATATCTAACTAATGGAAAATAAATCTAAAATTAATAAACATTTAAGTACCTTAGAATCATTTAAGTATTATCTTGACCATATAATTACTAGTATTAGGGATGATAATTATAATATTAAGTACGTAGAAGATTTAGCTAAAACTATAAGTGAATATTATGATAAAATAAATTCTGATAGCGAAACTAATGCTGGTTCTGATAATGAAGAATCTAATTTGGAATTATATCCAAATTTAAATAATTCTGAATATATTGATACTAATTTTATTGATAATTCATCTGATGAAGAGTTATATGGATTTTATAATAACTCAGAAACAAGTAATAATGATTCCAAAGATGAAGACGAAGATGATGACAAGGAAAGTAAAATAGAAAGCACTAATAAAGAAAATACAATTCAAAAAATAAATATTAATAAGAAAAGTAAAGAAAGGTTAGATAAATTTATTAATGGTATATTTTTAGTAGATAAAATTCACCTTTACAATAAAACTAATGATCATGTAGATAAATTGAGTAAATTTAATAATAATAGTGAAATATACTAACTTTTATTTAATTTAAATTCAGCAACTTTTTTATTTTTTTTAAGGTCATATATTTTAATATAATTATTGGGAAATAAACTGTAATTATCAAGTATAGGCTCTGATGAAATCATTATACTATTTTCAACTGTATTATTGTATAACGATGGACCGCTTTGATTATTATTTATGTATCTAGATATAAATGCATAATTATTATTTGAATATATTATATTTCCACTTACTTTATAATTTTTTTTATTTAAATATGAAAAAAATATGATTATTGTTTTTATCAAATTATCAATCTCAGAATCTTCATTTTTTATTTTTAGTAATTTGAAAAAATGAAATAAGAATTCTGAATCTGTTTGACCAATCATTTTTTTATTAATTTTATTAATATATTTTTTCTCTATTTCATTCTTAAATTGATTAAAATTATTTATACTTCCATTATGACACCAAATTTCATCATTGTCAATAAAAGGATGAGTATTTTTTAAACATACCTTAATTTTATTTGGACAAACAGCTCTAATATGACCTATAAATAAATTAGAATCTATTTTATTTATAATTTCATCTATATTTTCATCTTTATCAAAAGAAAATGGTTTTTTATATATATTTATTTTGTCTTGTCTATTTTTCCATAATAAACCAAAACCATCTTTATGATAATCGACATCTAGTTTAGAATTTAAAAAAGGTGTATTTTTTTTTTTAATACTTTGATTAAGAAATTCTATAATATATTTATTTTTACTAAAATTTCCAATCATTAAAATCATCCTACACATTAAGTAAAGGTAGATTATTTTTTAAGATAATTATAATATATTTTAGCTTTACCTTGATCAATTTTGAAAAGATTATAGTTCATAACACAAACAGATAATTTTCCTTTTATATATTCAGAAGTAAAATATTCTCCTGAATCATTTTTGTTTTCCTTACCAATATTAATAGATAAATTAATATTATCTATTTTGCTAAAATTATATGATCCAGAAGGTTGTATTTTATATGGATTAAATGCAAAACTATAATTATTTATACCATCTTGTGTAGAATTTTTATATTTATTATGATTTTGTAAGTAATTAAAATATTTAGAATCCAAGTTAAAAATAGAGTGTCCATTTAATTTTAAATTTGAATTTATAATTGGATTATCAGTTCCATTTATAAAATTACCATTATTAAAAATATCAATAATATTAATTTTGTGTAAATCATAAAAATTACTTTGATTTGATGTATTATTTGAATCTGCATTTAACTTTGTTATAGTTACTGTCATATCCTCAAATGTAATATCATTTCTAATTAATGCAACATTATCTGGATCTGCATTAATTGTAGTAGAATTATAAAATAATATATAAGCATCTACTTTAGAAACTAATTTTTCAAGAATTGTATTACCACTAGATACTAATCCTGGTGAATCTCCTGGATTAAAAGTAGTCGGACTATATGAAATAGTTTTTCCATCTAAACTTAATTCATCTCTAGTTGCTAACCAAATTAATTTAGCAAATTTATCTTTAGCTTCTTCCCATGTTAAGGAATTAATTTCGATACCTGCCCATGCTAAAAAAGAAGTTCTAGTTGTATAAATATTTTTTTGCGAGTACCAATTTATTGATTTACAAGGATGACCAAATTTTAATTCATAAGTTGGATTATATTTTGCTATTGTATAATTGTTAACTTGTAATTGATCAATTAAATATTGATGTTTATTAAAAATAAAATTGTTCCTTTCTTCTTTTTGTAAATAAATGTAATCTGTCAGTAAATATATGTTCTCTATTTCTGGTAAATCAATAGGTACAGTATTACCTTTATAATTAATACAATTTAATTTTTCATTTAGCGTTACTTCAATTCTAATTAAATTTTCTTGTAAACATAATATTGGTAATGCTAATGAATCATGCCTGTTAAACCAAAACTTTAATGGAACATGAACAGAATATCTATCATGTTTTTTATCTACTCTAGTTAGACTATCTATATTTCCAATCATATTATTATATTCATTTATATGATTATTTTTTTTTTCTAATTGATAAATTAAATTTAACATATCATTAGTATGAGTTTCTACAACTTCACCGTCAATAATTAATGATATATCTTTTATTAATGCTAATCCAATATTTCTAACATATCCCCATTCTTTTGAAGTATTACTTTTTAAAATTATTTGCAAGTACATTTTATTTATTAAATCACCATATTTTTTCAATGAACATACTATTTTTTGTCCAAAGTCAATTTTACCATCAAAAATTAATTTAAGATTTTCATTAGAGAAATGAACATATCTTTTGAATATATTTTTATAATAAGTTATTTCAGGTTTATTTGTTATGTAAAAATCTTGTGCTCCTTTTACAACAATTTGCATTAAACCTCCTCCCATTTTTTATAATAGTATATAGAAAAATATGTTTAACTATAAATTAATATTAATTGGTCTATATTTTATAAAAATATTTAAATTATAAAATCTCCTTATAATTATATGAGCAATAAATTTGATCTTGAAGAAAAAATGGATTTACTTTATAATTTTAATTATAATACAGAATTTCCAAATTGTTATGAATTAGATAAAATTAATTATAAAGGAATTAAATTAGAAGATATTAAAATACCAAATAGTAATGAACATATTATAGAACAATTAAAATCAGATATTTTTAAAGGTAAATTTAAATTAATTAGATATGATAATGATAATAATGAAATAATTTTAAAAAGATATTCTGATCACTTCCCAGTAACTGTATTTATAACACCTTACAAAAATTTAAAATCATTGAATCTAATGAATAATTCAAATAATAACGATTCTATGTTTTCTTACTTACTGAGTAATTTAGTTTTAAATAGATTAACTAATCATATTTTATTACCAATTGTAAATTTAGATGTTAATTATAAACAAATTTCAGATTCTATTGAAAATATTTTACCAAATAATGATTTAATTAATAACATTCAAAACGATAAGATTTCTGATTTATTTTCAATAAGAGTAAAAGAACATTTTTTTAGAAGTATACCTTTAATTGATTATATGTCTGATAATGTTTGTAGTTTTAAACCATTATTATTTCAAATTATACATACATTAGCTGTAATTCAAAAAGAACATAATGGTTTTAGACATAATAATTTAGATGTAAGAAATATTTTCATTTATTTAAAAAAAGATAAAGATAATCAAACAAAATATTCATTTAATAAAAAAGATTATTATTTAAAAAATAATGACTTCGATATTAAAATTACTAATTTTTCTAAATCAACCTTGCCAAATTCGGAATATTCCAATAAAAAAATACCGTTTTCTAATAAAAAAAATAATTATTTTGATCTACATTATTTTATTAATACATTATTTTTTAAAAATAAAATAAATAAATGTAATAAAGAAACTGAAGATTTTTTAATGGAAATTATTCCAAAAAAATTAAGAGGTAAAGGAAAACATAATTACTATTTAGAATCAAATGTAGAATTATTTGATCCTGCTAAATTATTAAACCATACATATTTCCAATCATATACAAAAAAAAATGATAATATTAAATTATTTTTAAATAATATTTATCAAGGATTCAAAAGAAAACATTTAAATAATATCGAAAATAATAACTTATTTAATGGATCAAGATTTTTAAAAAAAGATGTAGCAAAATCTCTAAAAAAACTTTCTAAAAGTAATAAAGGTATGAAAAAAAGTTCTAAATTAAATTACAGGAAATTAAAACAAACGGGTGGTGGTAATAAAAATATAAAACCTCCATATACTAAAGAAAAAAATAGTCCTCACATTTCAAATGATGAAAAAAATGTTCATCAAAGAAATGAAAATACAACCATTGCCGAACAACATAATGTTTCAAATGATCAAAGACATGTTTCAGAAAGAAGAAATAATGAAACTACTAATAATGATTTCAATAGAAATTCTACTGAACAAAGAAGAAGTTATCCCGATCAATCAAATATACAAAGAGAATTTCCAAGAGGTGGACAGAGAGGACCTCCTAGAGGTGGACAAGGAGGACCTCCAAGAGGCGGACCAAGAGGACCTCCTAGAGGCGGACCAAGAGGACCTCCTAGAGGCGGACCAAGAGGACCTCCTAGGGGTGGACCAAGAGGACCTCCTAGGGGTAGACCAAGAGGACCTCCTAGAGGATCTTCAAATTCACCCTATCATTCAGGATCAAATAATAATCCTCCGCCTCCTTTATATATTCCAGTAGGCGATTCTTATTATCCATCTAAATATCACACATTACCTCAACCATATGGTAATTATATAAATAAAAATATACCAATTCAAAAAACATATAATATAAATTTATCAAATGCTAGAGGAAATGGTCACGGTGTATTAAATAGAGTTTACGAAGATATGATACCTGGTAATCAATATCCAATTGGATTTACAAGTTTTTTTGATAGGGAACAGTTTTATAATTATGTAAGGACATTATTAATTAATGATCATGATGGCGAAGAAATGAATATAACCGGAGGTAAAAACTCACTTTTAGAATCTATTAAATTACAAGAAATAAATCCATATGCGTTAGGATTAAATCCATACAAAGAATTATCAAAAGGATTTTTAATGTATAATTCATCTTATCCAATTAGATATAATAATAGTACTAATTCAATAGAAACACCAAAAAGTTCAAATGCTTTAAATGTAAGAATTTATCAATTAAGTTTGGGAGCATTTAGATCAAACAATATTAGTAAAAATATAAATTGGTATAATTTTGATGTGTGGAGAGAAATAAAATATTATGAATTTGTTAGATCAACAATTTTGAAGGCTAAAGAATCTCCTAATTTTGTTTGTTTACTACTTTATAAAATTGATACAGAATCTAAACTTGACTGGAATAAATTAACTCAATTGATTTATAAATCTGATCCAAATAGTGTTTTAAAAAGACTCAATGAAGGAGAAAAATTAATTAATAAACAACATAATTTAAAAGAAACAAATGTTTTAGGATATTTACTTAGTAGAGGTAAATTACCAACACGAACTAATGTAGATAATTATCTTAAAAGATATATGAATAGAAAGATGAATCAACCTGGTATTGAATTTTTCTATAAACGTGTAAATGATGCAATCGAAGTTATTAAAGTAGTAACTAATTCACAATCAACTAAAAGTAAGGTTTATATTTATGATAAGTCAACAAAATCTTTTTCAAAGATAGATAATAGTACCATATCAGATAAAGATTGGAATAAATGTTCAGATATAGACAATTGCTTATCAACAGGAGATATTACTACAGACAGTGGTAGATCATTAGTAGCTGTAACTGAATCTCCTACGCACAATATAATAACATGGTGTTCACCACAATATCAAGGTCAAGGATCAGTAAAAACAATGATTTCAACTGGTCATAGAACAGTTAAAGAATGGAAGTCAGTATTATTTCAATTTGTTTATACATTTGCTGTTTTACAAAAACATAAAATATTGTTTGAAAATTTAAGTTTAGAAAACAATTTTTTCATTAAAGATACTTATGCTAATTCAAGTAATTTAGGATATTGGATTTACAAATCAGAAAATATTAATTTCTATGTACCCAATTATGGTTATATATTATTATTTGATTCAAAATATGTAGATACTAAATATAATAATGATAATACAATTGATAAGAAATTAGATATTAATAAAAAAAGATTTAAGATTATTTCAGATACTTTATATCAAAATAATAATGGAGATAGAAATGGTATCGTATCAAATATTCAAGCTCATATATACCATTCTTTTAAAAATATAATTTACAAAAGTAATTTTAATAATATTCTAAAAAAACATGGTGCTCATATTCCTCATAATGATATTACAAAGTTGTTAGATGATATGTATAATAATAGTGAAACAGATATATTTAAATATTTATTGAAATATTTTAAAGAATATTGTCATAATAAGATTGGATTAACTTTAACAGAAAATGAACATAAATTAATAAATTTATCTGTTAGACCAATTATTAAAGCAGGAAAAATGTGTGTTTTACAGTTAAGATTTAATGAATATATTTGGGTTCAAGTTGTTAAAGCTGTCGGAACTAATAGAACTAGAATTTTAATGAAAAATTCAGTATCTAATAGTGTTGAAGATAAAATTGTGGCTAATCATAGATTATTAGCTTTTCATCAAAATGAGACAGTGTCATTAAATCCACCATTAAATGATTCAAACTTAATAGAAAGTTATGATGCTGAATTTAAATAATTAATATATTAATAATAATAATTATTAATATAATAAAAAAATCTAAGCTATATTATATGGATAATTTTGATTTACATCAATTACCTGCAGCATATTTTAGTGAAAATAAGAAATCAAGAGAGTTAAGAAGTAAAATGAAAATGTATAATAAAAATGATTATAAAGATGATGGAAATATATTTAAATTGAAAGATACTTTCCTAAGTCAACAAAATTTAGACTGTATTAATAAGACAATTATTGAAATTTTATTAAAAGAATATAATATAAAAATTCCATTACAAAATACAAAAGAAATTTATATTTATTGCTTGAATGCATACCAAGAATATGGTAAAAATTTGCCATATTCAATAAAGAAACAAATTCATGAATTAAATAGAATTGTAATAATTAGAATAATTCCAGAATTAATATCAAATATAGAATCGCAAATAAAATATATAGATTATTTGTATAACAGACAACCTTTATTAGAAAGACCAAAAAATTCACATGGAATTAAAACTTTGCCTTCACTATCAGATAAGGTTCATATTAAAGATTTTAATAAAAAAGATTTTTACTTTAATTATTAATTTTTGATTTAATTTTAAAACTAATTCAAAAATTATAAATTTATATTATTTAATAACTGATCATACCTTCAGATTGATCTTTAACAAGTTCGTACATGAAAATAGTACCTCTTCTACTTGCCATTTCAACAAATGATGTACCTACTGCAGCAATTCCTGTTCCGTATGGGATTTGTGTAACTGGATCATTTGCTAATCTTGAACCATCTGCAGCTCTACCTGTTTCAATAACACCAAGAGGATCGTAGTGGAAACATTCGTTTCTTACTCTACCTTCGTCTAAGCTTGATGGTTTGATAAGAATTGTTGAAGAACCGACAACTAAGTTTTCTTTTTCATTAAGAGCGTTAACTTCGTTAACTACTACTGAACGTAATCTGTAGACATCGCTGTTAAGTAATGTAATTTCTGGTTCAAAGTTTACTTGACGATCATTTAATCTTTCAAAACCTGCTACAGCATTTGGTAATCTGCCCATGTTAAATGGTTGATGATTTGCAACTCTAAGAATAGATGCTCTTCTGTCTACGTAGAAGAAAAGAACACCTCTAGAGTAGATAAGACTACTATTTCTTGGTACAATAATACCATTTTCTAAGAATAATTGTTGTTGTTCTAATGCATCATTTAATTCAACTGGTGTATTATCATTGATTGTAGTTTGAAGTCTTAAGTTAATCATTGGGACTTCTCTAACTTGTGGTCTTATAGCAGATACAGAGTATGGGTTAGTGCTGAAAACTTGCACAACTGGGGTTGTTGCAACAACAGTTGGGTGGAATGAGAAAGCAGAAACTAATCTCTTTAATACAGTACCGTCATAACGTCCATAGATAAGGTCTGGGTTATCGTGTCTATTAAGTCTGCAGATATCAACGGATGAGATGAACTCACGGAATGATGTTTGGTAGTATTGTCCGTTACGTAAGTGTAATACGGAATTCCAAACTTGTTGCTGAAGATTTGATCTTGCTAATAAATCAGCAACTGGAGATGCGCCACTGCATACAATATCATTTGGGTCTTTTATTAAACTGTAGAATAATTCGTAATCTGGTCTGGTTCTTAATGGTTTTCTGTTTTTACGTGCTTCAACAATACCTGCAAGATTACTGTAAAGAAAGTGATGTTCTAATACATCAATTTTTGGTAAGAACATAGCAGCAATAACTGGGTGAACGTGTTCACCAGGGTTTTGTCCATGTTCACGCCTGTATTCACCAGTTAATGATTCATAGTTTAAGTCTCTGTATTGCATTGATTGTAACATAACTTGTGCATGAAGAGGCTTGGATGAATGGAAAAGTTGTATAATTTCTTGTAATATTTTGTAGTCACTATCGCCAACTTTCATTGCATGATTATCATCCAATGTGATATCACCTAATACTTTCATCATGTTTGTGTCTGGTACAAGAACATCTGGACTACCTTTGCCTGCTAATTCTCTTTCGTAAATTCTTTTGAATTCTTGGAATTGAGCATCAGTTAATCCGAATTTCTTTTGATGTGCTTTTGCTTTTGCTAAAAGTTGATGGAATGGAGCATTTGATTCTCCGTATCTATCTCTGATAAGTTTTGCAAATTTCTTTGCTTTTCTTGTAATATCTTCGTGTACTTCATTAAATTTAGATTGAATTCTATCAACAATTTCTGTATCATTATATTTTGCACGTAAACGAGCAAAATCAGATTGACTTGCTCCATTTTTTTGTCTCATGAGTCTATCGACTTCGTTGTCTACGGTGTTTCCACCTGAATTTTTGTCTGAATTTCTAGACATATTATATATTATAGATTAGAAAATAATTTTGAAAATAAATTTCTAAATATTTTTTTTTATAAATATTGAATTTTCATTATAATGTTTAAAAAGACATAATCTAAATAAAATAATGCAAGATTCATGGATTGAAAAATGGAAGCCTCAAAAATCAAAAAATATTTTAGGTAATATGGCTAGTATTAAGAGAATTAAAAATTGGTTACAAAATTTTGATAATTCAAAACATGCTTCTTTAATAATTTCTGGAAATCATGGTATTGGTAAGACATTATCTATTAATATTTTATTATCAGAATTAAATTATAATTATAGTATTATTTATCCGAATGAAATAAAAAATCTTAGAACAAATGATAACTTTGAAGATTACTTTAATTATGATAATTCTATATTTTCTAAAATGAAAATAAATAAAAGTAAAAAAAAAATAGCATTAGTTTTTGATGAGATTGAATCTATTTCTTTGACTAGTGAAAAAAAATATATATTAAATATCTTTAAGGAAAATAATAAACATAAGAATATACCAATAATTTTTATATCAAATAACAAGCATAGTAAATTATCTAGTGATTTAAGAAAATATTCATTACAGGAAAGATTTTATTCACCATCATCTTATGAAGTAAAAAAGTTTATTAAAAAAATTTGTAAAAAAGAGAATATGATTTTGAAAGAAGATGTTTATGAAAGATTAATTAATTTTTCACAATTTGATATAAGAAGATTAATTAATATAATGGAAGAATTATCTTATCATTTTACTTCAAAAACAATTGATTGTAAAAAATTTAATAATTTTGTTAGAAAATCTCGTGAAAAAGATGAAGATATTGGATTATTTAGAGCAACTTTTAAATTATTTAATGATTATAACAATTATGAAAATATTTTTAAAATGTATGAATCTGAAAAAGTATTATTACCATTAAGCATTCATCAAAATTATAAAAAAAAGGTTTTGAATGGTAATAAATCATGGGATGATAAATTATATCAAATTGTTAAAATTTCAGATTCAATATCGAGAGGTGATAATATAGAGACGAGTATTTATACTGATCAAAATTGGTATCTTCAGAATATTCATGGTTTTTATTCTTGTTTGAATACATCTTATTGGATTAATAAATTTGATGATAAAAATATAGATCAATCAAGTATAAAATTTAGTTCAGATTTGAATAAAACTTCATTAAAAAATATAAATAAAAAAAATATTAATAATCTTTTATCGGTAATACCAAAAAAATCAATTGATGAAATACTTATTATAAATAAAATTTTTAACGGTGTTATAAGATCAGATAAATTAAGATATTTTATAAAAAAAATAATTAATTATTCTAAAGATATTACTGTGAAAGAAGTCGAATTATGTTTGAAAATTGATAAAACTGTAGATTTTGCAGAGTTATCTACAAAAGAAAAAAAGAAAGTACAATTAATTATAAAAGAATTATTAATGGAAAATGAGTTAAAAAAAATAATAAATTCAAAAAATAATCTTAATGATCAAGAAATTAATGACCATTTAAATAATTTAGTAATTATAGAAAAAGAAAAATTAGATAAAAAAATTGAAAATAAAGAAAAGCACATTAATAATAGTTATAGTGGTGTTTTAAAAAATATATTAGATAAATATATTAGATAAATATAAATGATTAAATATATTTTTCAAAGATGTTAGTGATAGTAACAAATTGTGTATTATTTCTATGATTAATAGGGTTTAGGTAATAAATAGAATTATCTAAATATAATATTAATTTATTTATCCATTCTTTTTGTATAGGATCAGTTATTAATATTACATCTTGAGTTAAAAATTGATGATAAAATAACATTCTTTTATTCTTATTATTTTCAAATAAATGAGCTAAATTTTTGATCTTTTTAATATGTAAAATATTTGGATAATTTATACCGGGTATTGATGAAGCCCAAATCCATAAATCATTTGGTTGCATTATTCCATATAATTTATAATCAGAAGAAAATATTTTTTCTTTATTCAAAAGTAAATTTAATTTATCTTTATCAAATAAAATTGTATATTGATCTTTTTTACTTTTCATTATTTTACTCATCTTTTTAAGTTTAATCTTTTTATTAGAATCTATTTTTTTTAATATTTCCATTAATTTTATTTAGAAATTAATTTAATAAATTTCTAAATATATATATAAATGCCATATAAATTAGTTAAATCTGATGATGATAAAATATTAATTTGTTCTATAATTATTGCGGGTATTTTCTTTTTTTATTTGATGCCAGCATTAGATAAACAATCTGAAAAAGAAGATTTTATTGAAGAATTTCAAAATATTAATTCTATATCTACTGAATTTTTACCCGATTTGGGATATGGTCATTCTGAATTAGATAGTAAACCATTAGAATTTATAAACGGTGCAGAAGTAGATTTTAGTACTAATTTAGAAATAGATAAAAATTTAGTTCATCGTTTAGATTGTAGATATGAATGTTGTAATTTCGCAGGTAATTTAAGTTCTCCAGAATATCTTAAAGGTAAAAATGGTATTAGAAGTGTTAATAATTTTGGTAGAATTTATACATGTTCTAAAGGATGTGTTTGTTTTAATGAAAAAAAAACATCAGAAGTTACTAATAATCGTAAAAATAATAAATGTAAAGTAAATATTAATTTTAGAAATAATCTACCCCATACAAGTTTTAAATAAATATTTTTAATTTAAA